GATGTCCAATCGTGCGCCCCCGATAGATTCAATATGAGGGGCATAGAAGGGGCTTTGGGCTACTCGCCTATGGTCAGGTATCAACCGATCAATCCAAACCCCGCATAGATCGTTTTATTGATTCTCTCGCAATCAAATGATCCGGCATTTTTTGCCCTTCGATTGGGACATGACCTTCGCTTTTGAGTGCCCCACAACGCTCCCCGCCCCAAGGAAAAATCAGGTTTTCCCAGATGTGCTTATTTCGTGTAGTATTCGCCTATATCGTTTAAGGAGGATGTATGGAACAGATGTATCAGATAGAAAAGAACGTACCGATACCGCAACCGAGAAAGAGGTACTCGTATCCGTATGCTCAGTTGCAGGTGGGGGAGAGTTTTTTGGTGACCGGCATGAAGATGCAGTCCTTATCCAACATGAATCTGAGGAATGGGAAGTCTTTGGGTAGACGCTTTGTTTGCCGCAAAGAGGGTGATGGCATACGGATATGGAGGATTGAATAATGGCACTTACAGACCAATTAGAGCCTACGGCTAAGTTGAGGATCGTGAAGGTGTTGGAGGAGTATGTGCTTCAGCAGTGGTGGAGTAATGCGGTCAACGTCAGGATGGGGCCAGCGCAGATGATCAAGGGCGAGTGGAGAGACATCCCTGTGGTGGAAGAAGAGTGAGCGAGGTGTTGTTTGCCTTTGCCGTTGGCCTTGTTTGTGGCTACGTGCTTGGAGTTGTGATGGGGCAAGTCTAATGACTGTGCGGGGGTTTGATGTAAAGAAAACGGCGCAGGCTTGGTTTAAGCAAGCGTCTAATCTGGATAAGGATTACTTTTGGCGCTGCATGAAAAGCCATAAGGAAAACTCTAAACCTAATGGAGACTATCCTTATTGTGGTATACACGCTGAAACGTATAAACTAATGGTCAACCACCCTTGGGGTCAGGAGTATCTAAAAATTGTCAAACTTAAATAAGGTTCTCCCTCAGATTGCTCCCATGTGTACCGATATGTGGGAACACTTCCCCACCCTTAGAGACTTTGCCCGTGAGTGTGCCTCTGTAGTCGAGATGGGGGTAAGAGGAGGATGCTCTGCCTACGCTTTGGCTGCTGGATTAGAGGCCAGCCCCTACAAAGGCAAGTGGATGCTCTACTTGGATATTAACGCCTGCCAAAACCCGAAGTTAGAGGAACTGTGCAAACTCTCTGAGATCAGCATCGAGTTTAAGCAGGCAGACTCCCGGCACGTTGATATACCCACCTGTGACCTACTCTTTATCGACACCCTGCATACCTATGGGCAATTGAAGGTGGAGTTGGAGTTACACCACTCCAAAGCCAAGCAGTACATCATCATGCACGACACAGATGCCCCTTGGGGGTTTAAAAACGAGGTGGATGATGGCTCACCTGATCGAGGTCTTTGGCCTGCCATAGAAGAGTTTTTAGCGGAACACAAAGACTGGATACTGCATGAGCGCTACCGCAACTGCCACGGGCTAACCATACTGTCTCGCGCATGAAGTTTGACACTAAGAAGTTTTACCAGTTTTGCCGCAACCTAAAGATTGAATCCAAAGAGCAAGGCATGATTACCTTGGGGGAAACCCTATTAGGCACGCAGACCTATGTGATTGATGAGGTAGCCAAGGGTTTAGAAGAGAACATTCATTTCTTTATTGTGCTTAAAGGCAGGCAGTTAGGGATAACCACTATAAGCCTTGCTATGGATTTGTATTGGCACTTCCTAAACCCCGGTATGCAAGGCACGCTTACAACCGATACGGAGGAAAACCGTGAACAGTTTAGAAGCACCCTACAGATGTACATGGACGGACTACCAAAGGAATACAAGATTCCTCTCATGTCCCACAACAGAAACCAGATGGTTCTTAAAAACCGATCAAGGATGTTCTACCAAGTCGCAGGCACAAGATCAAAGGGAACACTGGGACGCGGTAAAGGTATCACTTTCTTGCACGGCACTGAGACTTCTTCTTGGGGTGACGAAGAAGGACTCGCCTCTCTTCTCGCCTCCCTTGCAGAAACAAACCCACTACGCTATTACATGTTCGAGTCCACCGCCCGTGGGTTCAATATGTTCCATGACATGTGGGTAACAGCCAAGAGAGCGCGTACCCAAAAGGCCATATTCTGTGGCTGGTGGCGCAATCAACTCTATGCTGCTGACCCAAATTCCGATGTGTACCGCGTCTACTGGGACGGAAAACTTAGCCCAGAAGAGAAAGAATGGACGCGAGAGATTAAAAAAGTTTACAACTACGAGATCAATAGCCGCCAGATGGCTTGGTGGCGCTGGAAACTGCACGAAGGACTCAAAGACGAAGGCTTAATGTACCAAGAGTTTCCTCCTACCGAGGATTACGCCTTTGTGATGACCGGCTCATCCTTCTTTTCTACTAGCAGGTGTACCGATGCTATGAAAGAAGCAAAGTTAATAGACGCTAACTATTATCGGTTCAGCATGGGGGCTAACTTCCAAGACACGGAGTTAATAAAGTCTACCGCTAGGCTATCTACCATGACGATTTGGGAAGAACCCATTGACTCTGCCTATTACGTGATCGGTGCTGACCCTGCCTACGGCTCATCTGACTGGGCTGACCGCTTTTGTGTGCAGGTCTACCGATGCTATGCCGATGGGCTAGATCAGGTGGCTGAATTCTGCTCTGCTGAACTTAATACGTTTCAGTTTGCGTGGGTTATCTGCTACTTGGCAGGCGCTTATAAGAACTCCACCCTAAACTTGGAAGTCAATGGCCCCGGACAGGCGGTTATTAACGAGATGCGTAACCTAAAGAGGCAGGCAACCGCTATGGGTGGATCAGAGGCGGCAAGTTTATACAACGTACTAGCCAACATGCAGCACTACCTATGGCGAAGAAACGACTCTATGGGCGGCGTTTCTAATAGCATTGGCTGGGTAACTACTCACTCCAGCAAAGAACGGATGCTCAATTACTTCAAGGATTACTTTGAGCGTGGTATGTGTAATGTGTATGGCGTTGATTTACTAGATGAAATGAAAGGTATAGTGCGTGACCAAGGGACAATCGCAGCATACGGAAGGGGAAAAGATGATCGCGTTATTGCTTCAGCGCTGGCCTGTGCAGCCTATGCAGAGCAAGTCCAGCCAAGACTCATTGCTCAACGACTCACTAGGGTACAAAAGCAAGCGCAAGACGAAAGCGCCACAAATCCTGAAGGAGAGCAAGTCCGGCGGCAGGTCAATAACTACCTCAAGGCACTTGGCTTTTAGATATGGATACGGTACTGACTAAGCAAGAGATCATCCGTAGGCTTGAGATTATGCGATCTAAGCGCAAGCGCGGCTTTACCATGAAGATGTTTGCAGCCTTTGCCGCTATAGGCTACCGGCACATGGAGTCGATCACCCGCGATCAAACTTCTAACTTTACCGAACTTACCCAACGCAAGTTATCTAGGGCGCTTATGGCTTTGGAGCGAGGGGAGGCTGGCCCAAGGATAGACATTCTGGGCAAGAAGTTTATAGACTTTCACCCAAAGGCAAAGCCCGTTTTGCGCCGCAGTATGGGGCTTCAGATGACCGCCGATGGGTTCAAGATGAAGGTAGGAATCACCAATAAGTACGACTTTTCTAAACCAAGACTTGATGACTCAGTGAAAAAAAGGGGCTAATATGGCAGTGATGAACGACTATAAGTGTCCGGCTCACGGATACTTTGAATCGCGTGAAGCGGTATGTCCTCATGGGTGTACCGATGTACAAGTGGTTTTCTTGCAGCCTGTCGGTATGACAAGTGATCGTACCAAGGGTAGCGACAAAACCCTAAAACAACTTGCACTGGACTTTAAGATGAGCGATGTGAAGTCTGTCAAAAAAGGTGAGGCACAACCACCACGGTTTGCAAAACCTGACAACCCATTTGCCCCACGATGGGGTTCTCCGGGTGATCTTGGCGGGTTTAACTTGCGTTCTGTCGGAGGCGAAAACGTATCCGGCATCGGTGCAGTCAAAGAATCAGCAAAACTTTCGGGGCCGCGTATTGGCAGTTATATTGCCGACCATCAAAACTTAAAAGTTGAAAAATGAGAATACCTACCGACCCATTAGAACGTGAGATGTTCTACATGGACGTTATGCAAAAGTGCATGGTGTCTATGGAGTCCAGACGCACGGAATCAGAAGGCTTGCGATCCTACTACCTGTTTGGTGCAGGGCCAGAAGAAGCGCCAGCGCAATATAACAAAATATTTCCGCACATAGATCAACTATCTGCGTTTATGTATGCAGCAGATTCTACACGCTTTTCAATTAACATTGGAGCAAGCGAATCTGAAGAGTATCAACGCATGGTGCCTGTTTTAACCAAGGCGTTATACGATTATTGGTTAAACAGCAACGCAGATCAGGTCTTTGGTCAAGCGCTTAACTGGTCATTTTGCTACAACACAACCTTTGTTAAACCAGTTTGGCGCAATGGTATTCATCCTTACATGGTAGAGCCTGCTGCCGTTGGCGTGTTGCGCGAAGATGTGCCGTACACGGATCGGCAAGAAGCCATGATCCAGCGCTACTACATGACTAAGAGCGAATTGTTCTCACGCCTTTGGTCGCACCCCAAGCGTGATGAATTGGTGCGCCGCATCACCTTCTCTCAACAAGAAACGTCTGACAATGCTTCCGGCATGGATCGCGTCATTACGTCTGCAACCAATCCTACGATTTACGGAAACATTAACTTAAACCTGACCGGCGTAAACCGCTACGTGCCAATGATTGCCGAAGATACGGTGATGATGCACGAACTATGGATTTATGATGACGAGCAAGACGATTACATGTGCGTCACGATTGCTGACCCAGACGTAATAATCTTTGATCGCTCATCCAAGATGATGTTCTTAGAAGGCGAAGTGCCTTTTGTTCAGATTTCTCCCAACCCACAGTACGACTACTATTGGGGACAATCTGAAGTGCAGCGCTTAATCTTCTTGCAAGACATGCGTAATAAGCGCACCACCCAGATCATGCAATTGCTGGACAAACAGGTAGACCCACCCACCGTATTACAGGGGTTTGGCGGTCTTTTAGATGAGAAAACCTTTGCTCTACGCCGTGCCGGTGGCCTATTGGCTAACGATATGCCCAATGGCAAGGTAGAACAGTTTGCTCCAGACATTCCAAATGACATATTCCGTGAGATTGCTGAGATTGATGCCATGTTTGCGGAGGCTTCAGGTATCGTTTCCGTTCTACAAGGCCGGGGTGAAAGTGGTGTTAGAAGCGCTGGACATGCCTCCCAACTGGCTAGACTCGGCTCTTCACGGGCTAAAAAGCGTGCTTTGGTCATTGAAAGCGCCTTGGAAAAACTGGCTACCCTCTATTTGAAGATGATGATGGTATATGATGATACCGTTTACGTTGATGAAAAGGGTAATAAGTTTATAGCAAAACAGTTTACCGATGATTTCAATGTCAAGGTTGATGCCCACAGCAACAGTCCTATCTTCATGGAAGATCAGCGGGAGATGGCTTTTAGCCTCTATCAGGCTGGAACCATCAGCAAAGAGCGTTTGATCGAGATGATTGACCCGCCGATGAAGCAACAACTGCTTGAAGATTTGAAAAAACAGACTCAAACTATCCAAACGCCTCAAAGCCCTGAGATTCCTCAGAGCCAAGAGCCAATTGCACCTCAACCGGGAGAGATAGATGGCGGCCCTGCCTAACCAACCAGAAGGAAATCTGCGTAGTGGCGATCAGCCACGCGCTACCGAGACTTCTATCAAGGATACCGAGCGTAGTATGGGTAGAATCTCCTATACACGCCAAGCACAGCGCGGAAACTTCCCCAAAACTTCATACGGTACCCGTTACATGCGGAAATCATAAGTGGCGAAAATGCGAACACTTACTTTTTTTTGGTTGACACAATAGTTTGTAACAATTGAAAATCCGCACATCATAGGAACAGGATCACTTATGGCTGTTTCAAGCAAAGAAATGATGGACATGCTCAAATCTGAGCAACCACAACCGACACCGCCTCCAAACGAGCAGGCGAGTCAGACTGCCCCTATGCCTTCCCCCATGACCACGCCTGAGCCACAGTCAGGAAACATGGAGCAGGCACGTTTGAACGTGATGATGGCACTCGACATGCTACAAAACGCCCTGCAAACCTTTGGCATGCAGTCCGAAGAGGGTATGGCGCTTCAGGATGTTGTTGGAAAGATTACGGCTAAGTTTGGTGAGCGTGAGTCGGATACCCGACAGTTGATGCCTGCCGAGATTATGAATCTAATTCAAACCTTGCCGCAGGCCGGTGGTGCAACGCCTGAAGCAAGAGCAGTTGCAGCAGCACCAGCACCCGGAACCGAACAACCTCCATTACCAGTTTAAGGAGAATTAAATGGAACTTTTCAAACCACGCGGAAATCTTGCTCCGCGCCGACCCACGGATAACACGCAGCAAAACGGTCAAGTGGTCAACACTCCCCGCTTTGCTGAGTTTGGCGGTCTTACTGCACCGAACAAAATCGGCCCCAAGAACAAAATGACTCTTGGCAAGCCGGGTGACGGTAAAAAAGTCATCTAAAGACAGAAAGGGGCTAAAAAATGTCATTAGAGAATTTATCCGTAGAAGCGCAACAGGAATTGGCTGCCTTGGCTAAGACATTGGCTGAGAATCCCAATACCCGCAAGCAATTCTTACAACTAACAAAACAAGTACGTCCTGATGTTCCAATCCCTGAGATTGAAATTGAAGAGCGTACCAATTCCGTATTGAAGCAAGCCGAAGATCGCGTGAAGTCCCTTGAGGACAAACTGCGTCAAAAGGAAGCCAAAGAGGAATTGATGAAGCGCCGCGATACCTTAATCAAAAAAGGACTTGTTGACTCCGAAGATGAAATCAAGGATGTTGAGAAGTTAATGGTTGAAAAGGGTATTGCCAATCACGAGACTGCCGCTGAGTACCATTCGTGGATGAAGCAGGCAGCAGCACCTACACCATCGCAGTTCCCGCAGCCCGTAATGTCGAAGTTCAATACCAAGGATTTTATGAAGAATCCGGTAGGCGCTGCGCGTGATGCAGCACATGCGGCATTAAACGAGTTTAGGAAGAATCCAAGGCCAATCGGTCTTTGATTCTATTGGTTTAGGGGCTTTTTTTTAGGAGATCAAAATGCCTATTGGCGGTGGAATTATACCGGCCTCTGGTAGTCAACAGTATACGGAACTTACGTATGTAACCCGTAGAGCGTTTATTCCCAAGATGGTCGTGCAGATTTACAACTCTACGCCCCTCATGGCTGCACTGATCGCCAATAGTCTC